TGAGGACTTATTTGCATGAATTTTGCTAGTTCAATTATTAATACATCTGACATAATTATGAAACAAACAAGTTATATTTGGGTAACATTTCAAAAAGAGGGTATCCACAAATATCCTGCTGCGGCAACGGATCCGAAATTGGCAACAGGCGATTGGCTTGATGTTAGTTTCTTAAGTACACCGCATCGGCATATATTTCATTTTAGAGTTGAGATGCAGGTATTTCATGATGATCGAGATGTAGAATTTATACAAGCAAAGCGAATAATGGAACGATGGTATTCTGATGGCACATTACAGTTAGATTATAAATCTTGCGAAATGATGGCTAGAGAGCTGTATGGACGCCTAAATACTATGTGGCCTAATAGAAATTATGTTATTGAAGTATCTGAAGATAACGAAAACGGTTGTAAACTATATTTTGGGGAGTAAATACTGATGCGTAAATTGATATACTGTGGACTTGAGCCATATGAAGGCCGTTATACTTTGCAGCTTCAGCAATGGAACGAAGCGGCATTTAAACGTAGAGGCATCAATTATGAAATTATCCACGGTGATACTTTGGATAATTCTAAGTCAATTGTAACCGGACAAGTATTAGATGCGCATGGTCGTAGTTATTATTCTTTGACACAGATGGCAAAACTTGTTGCAAAGATGAAAGCTGGAGAAATTCAGTATGATGACATAATTTTCTTCGAAGATATGTTTACTCCTGGAATGGAAGTATTGCCTTATATTATGGATCAATGTGGTTGGGAACATCAGCCTAGAGTATTTGTTAGGTGTTTAGCTCAGACAATTGATCCTGACGACTTCTTACATGTCTGGGATATGCAAGGCTGGATGGCACACTATGAGAAGATGGTTAATACTTGGGTGAGTGGAGTATTAGCATCAAATGAAGAGATGGTTGCTCATATGAAAATTGCAGGTTGGCAAGTGCCAATGTATAATATCTCAGGATTAGCATTTGATCAAAATGAAGTTCGTAGTCGTGTAAAGAATATTAAACAATTCTCAGAACGTAAGAATCGAGTAGTATTCTCTGCAAGATTCGATCAGGAAAAGCAGCCGGGATTCTTTATGGATATTATAGAACATTTTGGGTCTAAATCGGATATTGAATTTGCGGTATTGTCGGGTGGTCCTTTACGTAGTAATGACGACTCCTATATAGACCGAGCAGTTGAATTAACTAAGACGCATCCCAATTTTAAGATATACGAAAATCTTAAGAAGGATGAATATTACGAATTGCTTGCAGATTCTAAAGTATTATTTAATTGTGCCCTGCAAGATTGGGTAAGTAACACTGCATCAGAAGCAGACGCATTAGGAACAAATTGTTTGTTCCCAGCCTACAGATCATTTCCTGAAACATTCGCAAATGATCCCGAATGTTTATATATTCCTTGGTCTAAAGAAGATGCCACAAATAAATTAGAGTGCTTATTAGAAACTCCTAGAAACGGTATTGGTAAATTGGCTAACTGGACCTCAGGAACTATTGACAGATGCCTCGATATTATGTTAGGATTAGATAACGGTAAGTGGAATAGAAACCAATCTAATTATAGAAATCATACATCTGAGACCAAGTATTAAATGACTAAGACTGTTATAGTTACAGGCGCCGCCGGTTATATCGGTGGCGCTATTTGCATAGAACTTATTACCAAAGGGTATTATGTAATTGGTATTGATCGCCGAGCATTACCTTCACATTTGGAAATATACTGCGATGAATTTATCCAATCCGATTTTATTGGGTATGGATCATTAATGCAAGTAGAAAAACAACCATGTGCAATTATACATTGTGCGGGTACAAGTTTAGTTGGACCTAGTATACAAAACCCTGAAGAATATTATGAAAACAATATTCAGAAAACTTTAGCATTTCTTAAATATATTCGTAGGCGTTCCCCGAATTCCAAATTTATCTTTAGCAGTAGCGCATCTGTTTATGGCAATCCTGATACCGATAAACCAATAACAGAAGAACAACCTACCAATCCTATTTCGCCGTATGGTGAATCTAAGTTGATGATTGATAAGGCTTTGCATTCGTTTAATATTGCGTATGGCATGAAATATGTAGCATTTAGATATTTCAATGCGTGTGGCGCAATACAAAATGGAATACACGGACAAGAAGCAAATGCGACCCATATTTTTCCTAAGGTGTTTGACGCAATTTTAGAAAATCAACCTTTTATATTAAATGGATCCGATTATAATACTAAAGACGGCACTTGTGTTAGAGATTATATTCACATAGCGGATATTGCTAATGCTCACGTAATGGCAATAGAAAAAAATATGCAAGGGATATATAATATAGGATCAGTTAGAGGATATTCTAATTTAGAAATTCTTAAAGAAGTGTCAAAATGCTTAGGTAAAAATGTATCTATTGAAGTAGCAGAAAAACGTATAGGTGATCCTGCGTATTTAATCGCCGATTCCGATAAATTATTTTCAGAGACGGGCTGGACAGCACGAAAAGATCTACGCACTATAATTAAAGATTTACATGATTGGTACTTCCCAGAGGCCTTAGGCGCTCATCCCTCTTAAAATATTCTGCGTGTCTTCTTTTAAACACGGAGACAAATAAAATGACAAACAAAAAATTCTTTTCTACAAAAACATACAGACAAATCGGACCAGTTGCTTATCGGCAATGGCGCGCCGATTCCCATTGCAATTTAATTCATGGTTATGCAATGAGTTTTCACTTTGAATTTGAAGCAGATACTTTAGATGCTCGCAATTGGGTTACTGACTTCGGAGGACTGAGACCACTTAAGGATAGTCTAGAAGAGTGGTTCGATCATACTTTACTTGTTGCTGAAGATGACCCTATGCGAGACGAACTACTACACTTAGGCAAAATTGGTCTGGCTAAAATTACAGAAGTAGAACGAACAGGGTGCGAAGGCATTGCTGATTTTCTATATGAATATATCAACACTATCTTTTTACCAAATTGCGGTGCAGAAGAAGCAAAAAGAGTTTGGTGTTGCCGTGTAGAAGTTCGAGAAACAGATTCTAATATGGCAGGTCGAAATGGACATCGTGAAGATAATGAATTCATCTAAAAATGAAAAAAACAAATATCGCAAAAGGTGCTCAAAGTAAAGATGAGTATGTAGGCGATTTAACTATTGCATTTATAAATCATAATACATCAGAATATCCGGTTACGGTGGGTGCAGTAAAATTTGCACCTGTTCCTGTAACTAAGCAAAAAGATTTGATGTTAAATGTTGCAAGATTGCATGCACAACAAGAATATGATAGAATTATGGAATTAGTTACTGTGCTACAAAAACAAGCACGTGGAATTAAGCATAGACTAGACTTCACGGATCAAGTACACGCCGCAGAATATTCGTTTCAATTATATCATGGACAAACCTATTGGTTGGCATTTGATAAAAAATTACAAAAAACAATTTTAATAATTAATGGGCCGAATGATTGGTCTACAGGTGCGCCAGCGCACTATGACTATATTACACGAGCTAAATGGTTAGGTGATCATACCTGGTTAGAAGTTGATGAAGAAGGAAATCCTGTAAATGAAAATAGCGTTAATTACTGATACGCACTTTGGGGCAAGGTCTGATTCGCAACCCTTTGATGCATACTTTAAAAGATTTTATCAAGAATCATTTTTCCCAGAATTACAAAAACGCAACATTAAAAATATTATTCATCTAGGTGATTGTTTTGATCGTCGGAAATATATTAATTTTAATTCTTTAAAATCTTGCCGAGAATATTTCTTTGATCAAACAAAGTACCTTGGCATTACCATGGATATGATCATTGGTAACCATGATACATTCTTTAAGAATACCAACAATGTAAATTCCCCTGATCTATTACTTACTGAATATGCAAATATCAATGCATATAAAGATGCGACAGAAGTAGACTTTGGTGATTGTTCTATATTAATGATGCCTTGGTTGTGTGCTGATAATTACGAAGAATCGATGGCGCTAGTTAAAAAAACTAAAGCTACGGTATGCTTTGGGCATTTGGAATTAGCAGGATTTGTAATGTACAAAGGGCAAAATACGCAGGAGTCGCATGGCGGATTAGATTCTAAATTATTTAGCAAATTCGATTTAGTATGTTCTGGACATTTTCATCATAAGCATAGTGGCGGCAATATCCATTATTTGGGTAATCCATACCAAATGTTCTGGAATGATTTTGAGGATCCTAGAGGATTTCATATCTTTGATACTGTTACTTTAGAATTAGAATTTATTGAAAATCCTTTTACGATATTTGAAAAATATTATTATGATGACGATAAAGAAGATGTATCTACGATAGATATTACTAAATTTGCAAGTAAACTAATAAAATTGATAGTTGTAAATAAAAAAGATTTTATTAAATTTGATACGTTTATTGAAAATATATACAATCAAAATCCAATTGAATTAAAAATTATTGAGGACTTCTCAGAGTTTGAGGCAGAAGCCTTAGATGAGACAATTGACTTAGAAGATACCATGACTTTATTATCCAACTATGTTGATAGTATAGAAACAGATGCGGATAAAGACCGTATTAAAACTTTGATGAAATCGTTATACGTAGAAGCTCAAAATTATGAGGAAGCATGATAAAATTTAAGACTATACGTTGGAAAAACTTCTTATCAACAGGAGCACAATTCACAGAAGTTGGATTAGATAAATCAACTACCACATTAGTTGTTGGTGAAAATGGTGCCGGTAAAAGCACCATTCTTGACGCATTGTGTTTTGTTTTATTCAATAAGCCATTTCGTAGTATCAATAAGCCTCAATTGCTTAATACGATCAATGCTAAAAATTTACTAGTAGAGTTAGAATTTAATATTGGTCCCAAAGAATACAAAATTGTTCGGGGTATTAAACCCGGTATATTTGAAATTCATGTGCAGAACGTGTTATTGAATCAGGATGCCGCAGCGAAAGATTACCAAAAATATTTAGAAGATACTATTCTAAAATTAAATTATAAATCATTTACGCAGATTGTAATTTTAGGTAGTGCATCCTTTACCCCCTTTATGCAATTGCCGTTGGGTCATCGAAGAGAAATTATTGAGGATATTTTAGATATCCAAATATTTACAGTAATGAATTCGGTATTGAAGAATAAACAAACTGAAATAAAAAATTCAATTTTGGATATAGATTCTAAAGTAGAATTTGGTAAAAGCAAAGTTAAATTACAACAAGACTACATTAAAACTCTTGAAGATGATATACAAAAACGGGCAAAGGATACTACAGTATTAATTGAGACTGCAAATATTGCAATTAACGGTTTTACTACAGAGATAAACACATTAAAATCGCAAGTGGATGGATTAAAACTTACAATTTTAGATGATGATGAAACAAAGAAAAAAGAAAAACAAATACTTAAAGTATTAGACAAACTTAAAGAGAAGTCAAAGAAAGTAAATTCTGACATCACATTCTATCTTAACCACGATGATTGCCCTACATGCAATCAAAATTTAAGTGAGGACTTTAAGGATAAAACGATTACGGAACATAAGCATAAATCGTCTGAGGTTGCTGATGCAATACATGATTTAGAAAATCAAATAACCGATGTTAATTTGCGATTAGAAAAAATAGATGTAGTTAAAACTAAGATTGCAGAATTGAATGAATCTATTATTGAATTTAGCTCTAGTTTAATTGCCGAACAAAATTATATTAAAAAATTAGCAAAAGAGATTCAGGATAGTGCTACTAATACTACCAACATAGATGAGGAAAAAACTAAATTAAAGGCATTGGCTAAAGATGTTATTCTTTTGTCTGAAGAAAAAGGTAAGCAAACAGAAGAAAAACACTATTTTGAGATTGCGGGTATACTTTTAAAAGATACCGGAATTAAAACTAAAATTATTAGACAATATTTGCCAATCATTAATAAATTAGTAAACAAGTATTTAGTGGCAATGGATTTCTTTTGTCATTTTGAATTGGATGAAACATTCAATGAAACAATAAAGTCTAGGCATCGAGATGAATTTTCTTATGCATCATTTAGTGAAGGCGAAAAACAGCGTATTGATTTGGCGCTATTATTTACTTGGCGAACAATTGCAAAAATGAAAAATTGCGCTAGCACAAATTTGCTATTACTTGATGAGGTTTTCGATTCATCTTTAGATGCAAATGGTACAGATTATGTGATGAACCTTATAAATACTTTAGGTGACGAGACTAATGTATTTGTAATTAGTCACAAGGGAGATCTTCTATTTGATAAATTTAGAAGTGTTATAAAATTTGAGAAACACCAAAATTTCTCTAGAATACAAGGAAGTTAATATGGCAAATGATACTTGGCAGCTACAAACGCATACGGTAAATACCTACTGTTATTACACAGGAATATTTGATGATGAAATGCTTGACGACATTGTTACGTTGGGCGATTCTCTTTTATTAAAAAATGCAGAGGTTGGTGGAAATTTTGACACGCCGGGAGGCGAAAACGCAGATATTCGAAAAACAACTATTGGTTGGATTCCTACAAACGACCAAAATGCTTGGCTTTACAGAAAATTAACAGACAGCGTCTTTCAGGCAAATTCAAAATGGTTTAATTATGATCTTAACCATATTGAATCGCTACAATTTTCAGTATATAAAGAAGGTGATTTTTATGATGCGCACGTTGACCATCATTATCAAGGCGCGGGACAATACCCTAGAAAATTAAGTTTTACTATGCAATTATCGGATCCTTCGGATTATGAGGGTGGCGATGTAAATCTAATTACGTCCCACAACCCATTTGCAATCCCAAAAGAGCGCGGAACAATCACATTTTTTCCTTCGTATACCTTGCATGAAGTTAAACCCGTTACCAAAGGAATCCGAAAAGCATTAGTTGGTTGGATCCATGGACCCAATTGGAAATAAAAAATGGCTAACAAAATTCCTTTAGAGTATCTAGAATTAGATAACGATTTTGGTTTCACCGCAGTAAATGAAAAAGATGTTACTGAACCAATATTGGCAGAAGCCAAAACATCTGTAGATAGCGAAACCAAATTGAAGTTGCAGACTTTGGAAAAAATGGTTATGCCCCTTTTGGTTAATTTGATGAAGAATCCCGAAAAAGAATACATACATTGGCCAAATCGGGTTCCGCTCATAGAGAAACAAATTGAACGAATTTTAGCTATAACTAGGGCTTGACAACTGCTCCTTTAGGTGTTATAATATAGAAAAGCCCAGAGGAGACCCATATGATAGCCGATTCGAAATCTATATTAGCAAAGCTTCTAGCATCCGAAAACATTCAAGTAGAACACAAGAAAGTTTCTACCGCATACTTTGATACTAAAAATCGAGTTATGGTCATCCCTATTTGGAAGTCCATGACTCCGTTTTTATATGATTTGCTTCTAGGTCATGAGGTTGGTCATGCATTGTTTACTCCACCTGAAGGTTGGCATGACCAAGTATTAGATGGGTCTAAGAAAGGCTTCAAAACATATTTAAATGTTGTCGAAGACGCTCGCATTGAAAAATGTATTCAAGAAAAGTTTCCGGGGTTGAAGGTATCCTTTAAAAAGGGATATGCTGAACTAATGCAAAAAGACTTTTTCGGAATTGAGAAAAATGAATGGGACATCAACACGCTACCTTTAATTGATCGTATCAATTTACACTATAAGGTCGGTTCATATTTAAACGTGCAATTCAAAGATGATGAACAATATTTCTTAAAACGAATTGATGGTATTAAAACGTGGGATGACGTTGTTTCTGTATCTAACGAATTGTATGAATATGGTAAAACAGAACCAAAATTGCAAAATTTTGATGATGTCGATTATGTTGAGGATATGGATGATGATTTTGATTCGGAAGATGATACTTGGGAAGAAGAGGAATCTGATTCCGAGTTCGATAAAAAGAGCAGAAAAACAAAAAATAGACGAGGATCGGATATTGGCGAGTTTGATCCAGAGTCAGTAACTGATAAATTTTTTCGGCAAATGGAAAATCAACTTGTCGACGATTCAGTAAAGCCATACCTTTATGTCAATATGCCTGAGGTTGATATTAGTAAAGTCATTGTACCGTATAAAACAATTCAGAAATTCTACACAAAATTTCGGTATCAAGATTATACACTTAATGTTGATACTTTAGATGCATTAGCAATTACACAATCAGAAAAAGCAAAAGAACATTTGTATAAAAAGTTCTTAGAATCGAATAAGAAATATATAGGTTATTTGGTTAAAGAATTTGAGCTTAAAAAGAATGCTAAACAATATGCAAGGGCATCTATTGCTAAAACTGGCAAATTGGATATGAAAAAAATTCATTCTTATAAGACTAATGATGATCTGTTTAAACGAATGACAATTGTCCCAGACGGTAAATCTCATGGGTTATTGATGTTCGTGGATTATTCTGGGTCTATGGGTGAAAGTATTCAAGCAACAATTGAGCAAACCTTAGTTTTGGTAATGTTCTGCAGAAAAGTAAATATTCCATTTCGTGTATATGCATTCACCGATCTACAGAATGATTCAATTAATATTGAACTAGGTATGGAAACTCCAAATACAGAGGACCCGGCTACATATTTTAGAGCTCGTAGTGTGAATGGATTGGGTAGATTTTCAAAACGAGTAAATGATTTGCATGTTGATGATGTTGCATTCAGATTGCGCGAATATGTATCAAGCGAAATGAATTCAAATGATTTTAAAGATGCAGTTAAATATTGGTTGCTTGTGGGAGAATTGATGACTTCTCGGTATAACCATAGGGGTAGCAGAAATCCTGGGGTCAGTGAATTTTTGAGAAATTCGGAATTTGAACAATTGAATGGCACTCCTTTGAATGAAGCAATTATTTCTGCAATCGATATTACGGAAGCTTTTAGAAAACAGTATAAATTAGATGTCGTCAATACAGTATTTTTAACCGACGGCGATTCAAACGATACGGGGGCAGTATATAAAGAAAATGATAAATATCTCAATTACTACGATAAGTATGGGAATAATTGTAATGTCATTATTCGGCACACTAAGACTATGCTGGAAGGTAAGAAAATTCCTAACGCGGAATTAACTACTGGATTGCTCGATTTACTGAAAAAAGTATCCGGTGCAAATACAATTGGGTTTTTTATTGCTCCTAGATTTGGAAGGAACGTTGTTATGAACAGAATTAGTAAAACAGGTAAATACGTTCATAATTTTGATCAGCAATATAAAACGGCAAAACAACAAAAATTCTTTATGTTAAATGATGTTGGGTATGATGATTTCTATATTATTCCTGGTGGAAAAGATTTGGAAATCACTGAAGATAATTTGGTTGTTTCGGCAGGAGCCAAAAAGACAGAGATTAAAAACGCATTTATGAAAATGCAAAAAAGCAAATCTATTAATCGAGTTCTTTTGAGTAGATTCGTTAGTAAAATTGCTTGACACAAATTGCAATAGGTGTTATAATATGATGTAGCTTTTAACTTTTGAGGATTATATTATGTCTAGAACGCATTACAGTGAGCAGCAACGTACCGAATTAGTTATTAAATTAGAAGAAGAATATGGTAGCAAAGTATCTAAAGATCAAATTTTAGAATTTTGCGATATGCGAAATTTGCCGAATCCGCATTTTTTAGTTTCTCGAAAAGATATCAAGGTCAATAAAGTATATGACCTTAGTCTATTAAATTCTTCGACTATTAGCGATCCTTATATGAATGATACTCCGATTGTAGCGCCCACCCCATCCGCACAAATTCTGCCTTTGAAGCAACGTAAAATGGTTTCAGAGATTGATAACTCTGTGCCAGCAAAAGATAATACGTATGTACCGTTTGGCTTTTTTAAGCAACTGGAACAAATTTTAAAATCAAGAACATTTTATCCGGTCTTTATTACTGGTCTATCGGGCAATGGCAAAACTACAATGGTCGAACAAGTGTGCGCAAAACTTGGGCGAGATTGTATTCGGGTAAATGTTAGTATTGAAACAGATGAAGAAGATCTAATCGGCGGTAATACATTGCTAGATGGCAATGTCGTTTATCGTGAAGGGCCTGTACTAATGGCTATGCGCCGAGGCGCAGTTCTTTTGATCGATGAAATTGATCGAGGTTCAAATAAACTAATGTGTATGCAAAGTATTCTTGAGGGCAAGCCATTGTTCAATAAGAAAACTGGTGAAATGATTTATCCTACCGAAGGATTTACTGTAGTTGCTACTGCAAATACTAAGGGTCGAGGTACAGATGACGGCCGCTTTATTGCAGCACAAATTTTGGACGAGGCATTTCTTGAACGCTTCCCTATTACGGTAGAACAAGAGTATCCGTCGACTACTGTTGAACGAAAAATTCTGCAAAATAAAATGGAATTTTTTGGTAAAGTTGATTCTGAATTTTCTGAGAAACTTATTACGTGGGCAGACATTATTCGTAAGACTTTTCTTGAGGGCGGCGTAGATGAAATTATCAGCACTCGCCGATTGGTAAATATCGTGCAGGCGTACTCAATTTTTAACAATCAAGAAGATGCGATTCAATATTGCATTAATCGATTCGACGATGATACTAAGTCCGCATTTATGGATTTGTATCAAAAAATGAGCAATCCGTTGCGTCAGGAAACTACTTCGGAAACAGTATACGATGACGGCGAACCTCTTATTAGTAGTCCACAAATTTAATTGATACAGTATAGCGTACGCAAGTACGCTATACCTACGTATATGCACACTAATGAAAATACTTATGATACGTTTATTCCTAGATGGTTTGGCCGTTTAGGTAACAACATACAACAAATATCTAACGGAATTTATTTCTGCAGAGATAACAAAATACATTTTACATCTCCAGATCACCCGATGATCGAAGCCATTGATTTGAATTTTGGCGACAATAAATTTGCCATACCGCCAAATTCTCACAATTGGTTTTACTTTTTCAATGGTTCAGATGCCGACTTTAGTACAGACGTCGATGCTTTAAATTTTCATCGCAAACATATCTGCGAAGAATATATATTACCTAAACTTAAAATTAATCATAAAGAACTAGATGAACCATTGCCCGACGATGTATTGGTGATACATATTAGAAGCGGCGACATATACACTCATTGGCCATCTTCTCACCCACAAAACCCCTTTGCGTACTATGTAAAACTATTCAATATGTATTACGGTAAAGTTATTTTTCTTGTAGAAGATCTGCGTAATCCGATTGTAGATTATTTTTCTAAAATTACAACCGATACAAGAGTGTGTTCTATTGAAGATTCCTACTCTCTTTTGCTAAGAGCAAAAAATATTGCGTCGTCGGGGGCAGGTTCTTTTGTTATTGGTGCCGCTCTTTGTTCTAAAAATATTAACAAATTTTATTGCACTGATCTTTGGCTACCGAATAGCATAAATCCTACTATGCTAAAAGATCATCTTGAGGTATACTGCGCACACCTAACAGGTGATAAATATATAAAAATTGGTGAATGGCATTCCTCCGCTGAAACCATTGATAAGATTTTAAATTATAACGAAGATATATTATTTGGGAGATTATAACATGAATAAAAAAATTGCCTTAATCACAGGCATTACCGGTCAAGACGGGTCTTATCTTGCAGAGTTACTACTAGAAAAAGGATATGAGGTACATGGCGTAGTTCGTCGTAGCTCGTCTAGAAATACTGGTAGAATAGACCATATCTATAGTAATCCAAATTTACATTTGCATTATGGCGACATAACGGATTCGTTAACCATAATGAATATTCTTAAGAAACACAATCCATCTGAAATTTATAATTTAGCAGCACAGAGTCACGTAATGGTTTCCTTTGAGACTCCTGAATATACTGCAAGTGTGGACGGCTTAGGTACTCTAAAATTACTTGAGTCTGTTAGAATTTTAAATATGGATAAAACAACTAAAATTTATCAAGCATCAACATCGGAATTATATGGATTGGTGCAAGAAACTCCGCAAAAAGAAACAACCCCATTTTATCCTAGATCGCCGTATGGTGTAGCTAAGTTATATGCATATTGGATAGTTAAAAATTATCGAGAATCATATAATATGTTTGCGTGTTCAGGAATTCTATTCAATCACGAATCGCCTCGGCGCGGATTTAATTTTGTGACTAAAAAAATTGTAGATGGGCTTGTTAATATTAGCGGTGGCTACCAAGATTGTTTATACATGGGCAACTTAAATGCTATGCGAGATTGGGGACACGCGAAGGATTATGTTCGAGCAATGTGGATGATGCTGCAACAAGATAAGCCGGATGATTTTGTTATTGCGACGGGCGAACAATATTCAGTCAAAACATTCATCGAAAAATGTGCACCTTATTATGGTATGTCTATTCGTTGGGAAGGCGCCGGCGTAGATGAAGTGGGTATTGATAATAATTCAGGAAAAACTATTATTCGTGTAGATCCTAAATATTTTAGACCTGCGGAAGTAGAGACTCTACTAGGAGATTCGACTAAAGCTAGAACTATTCTTGGATGGTCGCCGGAATATACATTTGATATGTTAGTAAAAGAAATGTGTATGGAGTTTAACTAATGTTCCCTCCTTCATATCGAAATATCAATAAAATAATTACGGAAAAATATTTAAATTATGATTTTGGATTTTTTATTGAAGTAGGCGGGGCAGATGGATATACTCAAAGTAATACTTGGTATCTTGAAAAATACAAAAATTGGACAGGAGTTTTAGTTGAACCAAATTCGGATTCTGCAGAAATGTGTCGAAATAACAGACCAGATTCTAGCGTATTTAATTATGCATTAGTTGATCGGGAGTATCCAGATTCGGAAATAACAATGGTACGTAGAGTGGTGTATCAAGGCGATCCCGGACTTATGACTGCGGCTAAAGATTCTCCGTTAAGAAATAATTCCGATTGGATGCAACCGACAACAAGCATAGATAAAACTGAAGAATTTACTATACGTACTACCACACTTGATGAAATATTAGAATCTTTAGATATTAAAACTGTTGATTTCTTTTCTTTGGATGTTGAAGGTTATGAAGTACAAGTATTAAAAGGATTCAATTTGGAAAAATATTTGCCAAAGGTTATACTAATAGAATGGCATGACGATATACAAACTATTTCCGATGTCTTATCTAATACCCATAAGTTAGCAGAACAACTATCTAAACATGATTATGTTTTTATTTTAAAATAGGATAGTAAAATGGAAATGTATAAAAGTAGTAAAATATTTGTTGCTGGTCATAAGGGATTAGTTGGTTCAGCAATAGTAAATAAGTTGCGAAGCGAAGGATTTAATAATCTTGTTTTGCGAGATAAGGAATCTCTTGATCTTAGAAATCAATTGGAGGTTAAAGAATTCTTTAAAGCGGAAAAACCAGAATTTATATTTCTTGCTGCAGCAAAAGTCGGAGGAATAAATTGGAATTATACTCATCCCGCCGACTTTATCTATGACAATCTTCTAATACAATCAAATGTTATAGATTCTGCATATAGAAATGGAGCTAAGAAATTATTGTTTTTAGGATCGGCTTGCATCTATCCTAAGGTGACCCCCCAGCCAATTAAAGAAGAATATTTGTTGACTGCGCCATTAGAACCAACTAATGAGGGTTATGCTTTAGCAAAAATTACTGGTCTAAGAATGTGCGAATATTATAGACGGCAGTATGGTTTCAATGCGATTAGTTGTATGCCTGCAAATTTATATGGACCCAATGATAATTTTATACCGGAACACGGGCACGTTATTCCTGGCATTATTACAAAGTTAAGAAATGCCATCATTAACAATGATGACACGATTGAATGCTGGGGTGACGGTACTCCTACACGAGAGTTTTTATATGTAGATGATCTTGCAGACGCATGCGTCTTTCTAATGCAAACTTATAATGAGGCACAGTTCATTAACGTGGGTAGTAATGAGGAATTAACAATTAAAGATTTAGCAGAAAATCTTAAATCCGCAATGGGGTTCACCGGAGAAATAGTTTGGAATACAGATAAACCGAACGGTACACCTAGACGTAAAATGGATAATAGTAAATTGAATGCACTTGGTTGGAATGCCAAAGTAGATTTTAACGAAGGGCTAAAACGTACAATAGAATGGTATAAAAAAGAAAAGGGGATGCTATGAGATGGCCGTTGATGGGTGAAACAATTACATTCACCGATAGATTAAAAATGGCATATTTTGCCATGACTGCTGATAAATTCACTAACGGTGAACGAGTAAAGCAGTTTGAAAAGGAATGGAGTACTTGGTTAGGCGCAAAACATTCTTTATATGTATCCTCAGGTAGTACAGCAAACTTTTTACTGATTGCCGCCGCAAAAGAATTATACAATTTAAAACCTGGCGACAAGGTATTAGTGCCGGCATGTACATGGATGACAAATGTTGCCCCTATTATACAGTTAGGATTAACTCCTATCTTCTGCGATGTTAATCTATCAAACTTTAGTTTTGATCTAACTGATGCTATTAAGATATCTAAAAAGCATGATATTAAAATGGTATTTGTTACGCACCTATTAGGATTTTCTGCAGATAACGAAGTACTAAAACGCATATTTACAAACGCAATTATTTTAGATGACGTATGCGAATCGCATGGGTGTACAGACATTGCCGGAATTAAACGAGGCGCAAATAGTATGGGAGCTACCTTTAGCTTTTACTTCGGGCATCATATGTCTACAATTGAAGGTGGCATGATATCTACAAACAACGATGATCTTTATGATTTAATGAAGATGAAACGCAGTCATGGTTTTGCTAGAGAGTCCACTCGGTTTGCCGAATATGCAGAAACATATAAGGATATAGACAAACAATTTTTATTCATAACAGACGGATATAATTTTAGAAACCATGAAATTTGCGCCGTGCTTGGTTCATCTCAACTAAAGCGATTAGATGAGATGATAACTATTCGGAATAAAAATCATGAAATATTCTGTAAAATTATTGACAAATATCCGCATCTGTTTTATAATATTAAAAACTCTATAGGTAATAGTAGTTTCTGTTTGCCGTTTATCTGCAAGTCGCCAGAAATAATGAGGGCAATGAAAGATACGTTTACAAAAAATGGTATAGAATATCGACCGGTAGTATCAGGTAATTTATTGCGTCAACCGTTTTTAGCAGAATATAGTATTGACACCGATAAAGAAATAACAAACGCAGATATTATTCAGACACAGGGTGTGTATATTGGCAACAATCACTTTGTTACTTTGGAAGATATGAGATTTTTAGATAAAGTTGTAGGAGAAATATATGTCAACATTGGGTGAAAGTATAGAAGCAATTATTAAAAATACAGTCGATCGGGTATGTCAAGAAGATATGCCGGATTCGGAATATATCGCAACAGATAATCTAGGCGAGATTATTGAGAAATTAGCAATTATTCATATTCGTATGTGGATGTTAGAAGATGCGATGCAAGCAGCAAAAACAGATGCAGAACTTGCAGAATTGAAACGCAAGGTTGATATTTGCTTTAAGGTTAAGCGTCCTAAATACGTACAAGCAATTAACACTATGGTGGATGACGCAATTCGAACGAACAAATCGTTAAAAGAAGATTCAGTAAAATTATATAAAGGTGTAGATAATGGCTAAAATTGTATTCTTTAATCATTACCATAGAGGCGATTTGTTGACGCATAAAGAATATGTTCGTCAATTAAAACGAGAATTGCCTGATTTAGAATTTGAGTATATGCATTTTAATCATTCTAAATTAACTAGGGATTTAGATATTCCGAAGGTAGGACAACCTACCGATTTAGATGCAAAGACTCCGTTCTATCAGGAAGAAGATACTCTGTATATTAATACTTGGATAGGATGTTTCTGGGATATATTCTGTGAGCATGGCGGAATTAATATGGATTCGCTTTGGCATCAATGGCAGAAAATTTTTGAAACCATTAATGCGGCATTTAGTGTGGAGTTAAAACTAAACACAGAAAAAGAATTTTATTTGCCATCTATAGATTTTAGTAGATTTGACACTACTACTATTGATGAGTATTTAAGTGAATCTATTGGTATTAAGAAAATTCTAATCTGCAATGGTGCGCCACAATCAGGACAATCATTCTCATATAATATGTCTGATTTTATTCATAGCACTGCTAAAGAAAATTCTGACGTACATTTTATTTGTACTTCAAAATTTGATACTGAAGAAACAAATATTCTATTTACTGATGATATCATTAAAGACACAGAACTCGAAGATGAAAAACGTGCACCATGGGAAGATAAAGGATTTTGCGACCTTCAAGAAATTTCATATTTGAGCGAACACGTAGATGGTATTGTTGGTAAGAATTCTGGTCCTTTTGTATTTTGCGAAACAAAAACAAATTATATGAATTCAACCAAGAAGTTTTTATCGTATAATGTTAGTTGGGGAGAAGCATTCCATACCGGTGCGAAAAAACCAACAGAAACAATGTCGAATAATATGAATCTTAAATGCGATTATAAAATTGTTCCTATTTCAGATATTCATAATTTAACAGATGCTGATGCAACTAATATTAAAAACTCTTTAAACGAACTAGCGAATAGCCTATGAAAAAATTAAAATTGGGTTTTACCGATACACATGAACATTTATCTACATTCTTTGCTAGTCTGTTAGCTAATAGATTTGATGTAGAAATTGATAACGAAAATCCCGATTATTTAATTTTTGGCGATGATAATTTCGGAACAAACAATACTAAATTCGATAAGAAGGATGTAGTTAAGATTTTCTATACTGGAGAAAATCGTCGTCCAGAGGATTATGATTGTCATTATGCAATATCCTTCGATCACAATTACAGCAATTGGCATTATCGTTTACCGTTATTTGTAATCTATATGTGGTCGTTAGATCAAATTCATAATACTGGTTATGACTATTATCACATTCTTCAGGATAATCTACCTAAGGAAAAAACAGATTTTTGTTCTTTTGTTGTAGGAAATCCTAAATGCGAAATACGTAATGACTTCTTTCGACGTTTAGGTAAGTACAAAAAAGTTGACAGTGGCGGCACACTATATAATAACATTAATGCTAGTCTTGACGGGGAACAAGCAAAGATTGATTTTCTATCCTCAAGAAAATTTAATATTTGTTTTGAGTCGAGTGCGAATCCGGGTTATGTGACAGAGAAAATTCTACATGCATATTATGCAAAGACTATCCCTATTTACTGGGGTAGCCCAACAATAACTGCAGATTTTAATCCGCTATCCTTTATCAATGTAAATAATTTCTATGATTTAGATGCAGTAGTAGATTATGTTAAGATGATTGATAACGACGATGACCTATATAATAGAATCCTAGCAGCAAGTCCTTTTGCTGGAAATATACCTAGAGATTATGTTATGCTAAATAATTTCTTAAATTGGTTTGAATCGGTAGTTTATAATAAAATTGACATGAGAGAAGAATGAAAATACAAACCTTCATTTTTAATTGGGTAGGCCAATACGACAATACGTATAACAAAGAACTACAATTAAAAGATTTCAATCCTGTTATTATTAACAGCGACGAAATCTACAACGATATTCCTGAATGGCATCACATTGGGAATGATGCTTATTTTGGTGCGCAATTTGCCAAAGCAGTTGAATTATTTTTAGAGACCGACAATGAAGTATTATTTCATATACAAGGTGATGCATCATATAATGACTGGCCTAAACTATATGACGATGCAAACAAATATTTTGAGATGTCAGATTGGGGCATTTATGCACCTAATGTAGATTATACATGGTATGACTCTAGCAGAACAGATATTAATAGTTTATATTTTCCGATTGACGGATTAAAAATTGTAGCAAACACAGATTGCACTTGTTGGTTCATCCATAGAGATATTTTAAAACTCTACAAAGAACGTAATCTAAATCTTGAACAATATAAGATGGGTTGGTCTTGGGATATTATATTACCTAGCCTATGTTTTATTAATCAGCGACCTGTAATACGAGACTACAATCATACAATTCAGCATCCGCTAGGTACAGGATATGATACTAACCAAGCAGAAAAAGAAATGCAACAGTTATATGATACTTTGCCCGAGGATCTTCAAGAAGCGTTTCGATACATCAAAGGTGATCGGGAAAATTTAACCAAATATTATCAGACGCCGGCATGAAAAAAATTATAGCGTTTAGTCTTTGGGGTAATAATCCTAAATATTGTGCCGGAGCAATACGCAATGCACAATTAGCTAAAACAATTTTTCCAGAATGGATATGTATTTTTTATTATAATGATACCGTACCTTCAACCTACATTAAAATTTTAAACGAATTTAATAATGTAGAATTAGTACGAATTGCCGATGGATCATTTGGAGCATTTTGGCGATTTTTTGATATGCTCGAAGATACAATTGTTATATCTAGAGATTGTGATTCTCGGTTATCGGAAAGAGAAAAACGCATTGTAGATGATTGGTTACTTAGTAAAGAAAAAATGTGCGTAATACGAGATCATATTAATCACTACGAGTTTCCAATGCTGGCAGGTATGTGGGGTATTAAAAATGGACTTCATATAAATTTGCATAAACCTATGGAACAATATTGGTATACGCATTCTTATTTGGTGGATCAATTTTATTTGCGAGATGTTGTATGGCCGGTGTTAAAAGATAATTGTAAAATTTATGGTATCAAGGAAACTGCTTGGATGCGAGAAACATATGAAAGTATTGGTATGGACTTTATTGGTCAAACATATTCAGAAGATGAATCTCCAGTATATCCCGGCGCTTTAGTATAGGGTTAAAATGGGTATCGCATTATTACATCATACAGGGTTAGGTGACCATTTCATGTGCAATGGTCTTGTTCATCAATTAGCTGATAAGTATGGGGAAGTGGATTTGTTCTGCAAAGAGCATTTGTATAAAACTATCAATCACTTATACATGGATTTTCCTAACATAAAAATTATCCCGATTAAAAATGATTCAGAAGATCCATATCGGTATGCCGCAAATACACAAAAAGATCTAGTACGTGTTGGGTTTGAGCATACCGATTTCAATAGATTTGAGGAATCTTTCTATGAACAAGTAGGATTAGATGTTGATGATGAATTTGCATACTTTCAATTTCCCTCGGATTTATCTGGATCAAAAAAATTATATGAGCAAGTTGTTGCGGCAAAGGGAAAAGATTATATTTTTGTGCATAATGTGAGCTCTTATAAAGCATTTGATTTAAAGATAGAATCAACCTTACCTAGATTTGTGGTTAATAAAACAGATACAGATGACGTATTAGATTATATTGATACTATCTGTAACGCCAAAGAAGTACATATAATAAACAGCGGGTTACATAATTTAGTTTTCCAATTACTATGCCATGGAAAAGTAAATTCTGATAACGTATTTTTTCATGATGCAAGAAAACCAAAAGACGGTGGAATTGCTATTAGAATTCCTAGTGATGTAAAGGTTATACAATATGACTAAACGAGTTACAATAATTACACCTACAACCGGTACAGATTACTTAGAACAATGTTTGCAATCAGTTAAGAAACAAACATATAAAAACATCAATCACTTCGTTGTTATAGATGGGCAACAGTATGCGGAAAAAGCAAACAAAATTTTAGCAATTAATCCGAACGAAGAAAGAACAGTTTTATGTCTTCCGGAAAATACTGGGGCGGATGGGTATAATGGGCATAGGATTTATGGTTCTATTCCTTATCTATGTAATACTGATTATATAATGTACTTAGATGAAGATAATTGGATTGACTCATCTCACGTCCAAAGTTTAATTGATACAATAGATGAGGGCAATGATTGGGCCTTTTCTTTAAGGAAAATTTATGGTAGCAATGGTGATTTTATTTGTACTGATGATTGCGAAAATCTTGGGCTGTGGCCGACTTGCATCAACGAAGAAGAACTCTTTGTAGATGTTGGTGCGTATTTCTTACCTACCGCAATTGCTATTCAAATTTCTCCTTTATGGTATAGACGAGCAAGACATCCTGAGGAACAGCCAGAAGTCGATAGACTTATTATGCAAATTCTGATAGAATATAATTTTAAATATAACACCAACGGTAGATATACGTTAAATTATAGAGTAGGAAACAGGCAAGATTCGGTACAAAAGGAATTCTTTTTGTGGGGAAATGCTAAGATGGAGCAAAAATATGGAGATTATTATCCGTGGCGCAAGAAATAGAATATAAGTTTAATGAGGGTGATCTGTTGAAAGATTTTCAGGCATATGTTGATGCGACATACAATCAACACTACGCCCTAAACAAATATCAAGCAACAGAATTTATTATTGATAACGGACATGGCGTAGGATTTACTGCGGGCAATGTAATGAAATATGTCCAAAGGTACGGAAAAAAAGCAGGAAGGAATAGACAAGACTTGCTAAAGGTGTTACACTATGCATTGATGCTGTTATATGTGCATGACATTGAAACTAAGGAGACTAAATAATGCAAATAAGTAAAGAAACAATTGATATTCTAAAGAACTTCGCTTCTATTAATTCCAATCTAATGATTCGAAAAGGTAAAACGCTTTCGACTATTAGTACCGGTAAAAATATTTTTAGTAAGGCAGATGTAACTGAAGAATTTCCTCTCGAAGTAGCAATTTATGATTTGAACTCATTGCTTGCGCTTTTAACTGTTATGGAAAATCAAGAAGTCAATTTTGGTGAAAAGAGTTTGACTATCTCTAAGGGCAATGGTAAATTTGAGTATTTCTATGCTAGCCCAAGCGTCATTGTTGCTGCACCAGAAAAGAGCATTGAGTTAGATTCGCATTACGAATTTACACTTTCCGCAGATGATGTACAGATGATTATGAAGGCTGCTGCAATTACAGGCGCGCCAACTATCACAATTTCCGGCAAAGAAGGTAAAGTAACACTTAATATTGGCGATAAGAAAAACGACACAGCAAATACGTATAAAAAATCAATCGGAGATAGTGAACATACTTTTGAATGCCATATGGCAGTTGAGAATTTTAAAATTATTCCCGACGCATATAATGTTACTATCTCTAAAAAGAAAGCATTCCAATTTAAACATGCTACTAAAGCAATTGAATATTTTATTGCAATGGAACCCGACTCGGTAGTTTAATGTTGCTGTACGCCTATTATAATATGGAGTTGTTATGGATTATCGTGAAAATGAATTTCTTTGGGTTGAGAAATATCGCCCGAGGAAATTAGAAGATTGTATTCTTCCTGCTAGTCAGAAAACTATTTTTCTGGAAATGCTAGCAAAAGGAGAGATACAAAATATGTTATTATGCGGCGGCGCAGGCATGGGCAAAACGACAGTTGCCCGTGCTTTGTGCGAAGAGCTACAAACAGATTATATCATCATTAATGGATCAGAAGAATCGGGTATTGATGTTCTTCGTACAAAAATTAAACAATTTGCATCTACTGTTTCTTTTAGCGGTAAGCCAAAAGTTGTTATATTAGATGAAGCAGATTATTTAAATCCAAATTCTACACAACCTGCTCTCCGAGCATTTATGGAAGAATTTTCATCTAATTGTAGATTTATTCTTACTTGTAATTTTAAAAATAGAATCATTCCTCCTCTGCATTCTAGAGCAGCAGTCATTGAATTTAAATTACCGAAAGCAGATAAACCTAAAATTGCCTCAGCATTTTTTAAGCGAGTAAATGAAATTCTCAGCATTGAAAAAGTTGAGGCTGATGGCAAAGTTGTTGCAAAGGTAATTGAAAAGCATTTTCCGGATTATCGCAGAGTTCTAAATGAACTTCAGCGTTATGGTGCATCTGGAAAAATTGATGAGGGTATCTTTGTAAGTTTAGGTGAGACTAATCTTCAAGAGTTGATTGCATCTTTAAAAGATAAGGATTGGAAGAAGATGCGAACGTGGGTTGTTAATAATATCGACAATGATCCGCAAACTATTTTTAGAAAACTATATGATGTTTTATGCGATGAGGTTATACAAATACCTCAGTTAGTATTGCTGCTAGCAGATTATCAATATAAGTCCGCATTTTGTGCAGACCAAGAAATTAATTTGGTAGCATGTTTAACTGAGATTATGGCAGCGGTAGAATTTAAATAATGATAAATCCCTTTGAAAATATATTCATTTGGATAAAAGAAGATTGGAAATCTCACCCTCTTCGTTTTAGTATTGAGCTACTTGCGTGGGCATTAAGTATCGGCTGTACTATGTGGATGGGGTATACTTTACCTAATCCTCCTTTCATATATCTTTATCCGTTGTTCATGATTCAATGTATGCTTTTTGCTTGGTCAGCTTGGACTAGGGGGTCAACAGGTATGATTGCAAATTACCTATTGATAGTAACAATAGATGCAGTAGCATATGTGAGGATGTTATGAGTTTATTCGGTAAGCCCGTTGAAAAAATTGAGGAAGTTCCGTATAAATCTCCCGCAATTTCTCCCTTTGATTTTATTAATTCTATACATCATTCTAAGCAAGATTTGATCGTAGATGAATGGTCCGAAAAACAATACAATCCCTTTATTATAAACAAGGGATTATCATATGGACACGATACCGTTATACCCGCAAATGAGATGAATTCCCGCCCTCATTTGGATAAAATTCTTCAATTTCACTTTCTCATAAATATTGTTAGACCTAGAAAAAGATTCAATAAATGGATAAAGGTCGATAAAATCGATGAATTGGAAGTAGTAAAAGAATACTATGGCTATAGCACAGAAAAAGCCAAACAAGTACTCCCCCTTCTAAATGAGTCGGTTCTTGATAAAATGAAGAAAAGCTTAACAAGGGGCGGTAAGAATGAGTACTGACATCATTTCAATAAATTTTCCGGGATACAATCCGTTAGAAGTAATTTTAACAGAGCCCGATGATTTTCTTAAGGTAAGAGAAACCTTAACTCGTATAGGAGTAGCTTCAAGAAAAGATAAAACACTATACCAATCATGCCACATATTGCATAAGCAAGGTAGATATTTCATTGTACATTTTAAAGAACTATTCGCATTAGATGGAAAAATTGCAGATCTTTCTGAAAATGATTTACAACGACGAAATACCATTGCTAAATTGTTAGTGGATTGGGGATTAGTAGAAATTAATAATCCTCACAATTTTGTAAATTACGCCCCTCTTTCTCAGATAAAAGTTATTTCGCATAAAGAGAAAGATGATTGGACACTAGAAACAAAGTATAACATTGGCAAGAAAAAGATGCCAATGGGATATAAATAATATATTACACATTGATCTCACGTTGAATCTTGCTGCAGCATCTTCAATAACCTGATCTTCATTAGCAGTACTTTTTATAAATATTAGGAGAACAATATGTGGACAACACCATCGGCAATCGATTTGCGTTTCGGGTTCGAAATCACAATGTACATTGCAAATAGGTAATACCGCTTTCCTCGGGATGGGAACGTAAAGACTTCACCTTAGGACCGCTTTGGTACGGAGCGTGAATTAAGCTGGCACAACGATAGGGTGTCCCTGTATTCAGTAAGCAGGATAGCTATGCCTTCGGGGTAGCACTTTCTTTAACTCGCTTAATAGGAGCACTTATGATTACAGCCGATATTTTTATCGACACAGTTCAAAACGGCAAACGCCAATTCATTTCTAAATATGTAACAGACAAAGACCTTGCAAAACCACTCAACGATTTTGTGGATGCGCAGACTGTATTTTCGCACGCAGTAGTTACATCAGTGAAAGAATCTTTTGGTCATCTAAATAAAAAAATAACTCAAAGTAAAATTGAAGAAGTAATTAATCCATTTAATATTGATTGGGTTCAAGCAGGTATGAAAGCTTGGTTAGATCAACCGGCAACTAAAACTAAACCATATAAGGAGTAACATATGACGACTCCTGCTTTTAGTAATTTCATTTTTGGCCCAGCATATAAAGATGTTGAGAAGTTTTTTGTTGGTTATGATCAACAGTTTAATCGCATGGCAAAGTTTCACGATGACCTGGCGAAAAATGTACCAAATTATCCTCCATATAATATTAAGAAAACCGGTGAGAATACTTATGCTATTGAATTAGCGGTTGCCGGTTTTGGTAAACAGGATATTGAGATTGAATTCGCAGATGATGTACTTATTGTCAAAGGAAATACCTCTGAAGATAATAACGATTATTTGTTTAAAGGAATCGCTGCACGCAACTTTACTCGTACATTCGCATTGAATGAACAAATTGAAATTAAAGATGCAGAACTTTTTAATGGTATGCTTAAGATTGTACTAGAACGTATTATCCCCGAGCATAAGAAACCTAAAAAGATTGAAGTTAAAGATGCAAATGAACCTACATCTTCTAACGGAAAAAAGTCTAAGAAAGAATTGTTATTGGAGGATACTAATGCAATTGATTAAAAAAGTTTGTAATCTTTTTTCATTGAAGCATCGGTATAATTCAGATTTAGAAAACTTTATTCTTAGTAATAATCCAAAAGATGTTTCGGATGTAGAGCGGTTAGCGAAGCAATATGATATGGCTCGCAAAAATAGTTTTTATTAAATACATGCGGGGGGAAACCCCCGCAACTGAAAGGATATTATGATTAGATTACTTAAGTTAATAACGAGTGAAGAAATTGTGGGTGAATGTACTAAGCGAGGATCTAAAATTTTTGTAAAAAGACCTTGTGCGATTATGCTTATTCAATCTAAATCTACACCCGATCAGCATTCAATGGCATTAATCCCCTATGCTGGATATACCAAAGGTCACGAAGTACAAATTGAATCTAAACATATAGTTTGGGAAGCTGAGTTGGATGAAGATGTATTGAATCAATATACATCTCTATTTGGTTCTGCAATTCAAATTGTAACCTCGGCTGCAGATAAGGCAACGATACCAAATACATCTACTTTAAATATAGTAAAAAATTAAACTAAGAACTAGGGCACCGCCCTAGTTTTAGTATCAAATAACTTCTTTACCGCATACTGTGATAAAGACTTGCTCGCGGGGCGTATTAGGTATATCTAAATTTGTTACATACTCCCCCATTTGATGCCGTTGTATCCATACTATTTTATTGTCTGCATCTGTAAAGAAATCTGTTATTAGATATAACTTAGCAGAATCACATTCAACTAAACCAAAACTATAAATTTTCTTAATTGGTACGGGAATCTGTTCGTATTTTACCTCATTGTTAAATACAATCATACTATGCATCTTAAGCATTTCATCGGACTTAGCAAATCCGCCCTTATTTAAATATAACTGATAAGTGGATTCTTTTGCAACAAATTCCCAATCCAAATTAGTATATGCTATAGTGTAATCACCGTTCTCTTCAATAAAATGAAATTTAAATTCATTTGCTGCGAATGTAATTGTTGCGAACGCTAATAGAATAATTGCTAATAGTTTTTTCATGACAATCCTTCATTATGAGCCTAATCTTGATTAAAGAATTTTTTCTTAGGCTTAGGTGGTGCTACAGGTGGCGGTGGAGGTTCGGGTTCCTTCTTAGTATGTATATGATCTTTTTTCAACATATCTTTAAAAAGTTTTACAGTTTTTAGAAGTTCTCTATCTGCAACCATTTTTATGGCTAATAGTTTACTGTCATAACTATTAGCTCCCTCTAATAAATCCCTAGATACGGACATCTTCTTTTTTGGTTTTAATGCTTGGAGTTGTTTCTTAAACTCTTCTGATTCTGGTGTCTTTTCTTCTTCGCTCATTTTTTTCCTAGGTGCAATCTACCCATCGTAAAGTTGAATACCAATCATACGTTGGACTACCTTTAGGTATAAAGCAAGTGCCTAATTCTGGATTTTGCTGTATCCTATCCTGTACGATCAAATACATACAACCCACGTACAAAACTATTGCAAGTAATATTGTTGCAACCCATGAACTATCATTAAGTAATGCTTGTAATTTTCTTCTTCGTCTAGCAGCTTTAGCCATAGCTGCAGCTCGCGCTTCTTTTTGTTCTTTTTCTGCTCGGTCTCGTTTTTCTTCTATAAGGTCAGACAATCGCTGTCTTTCCGCACTAAATCTACTCCATATATCACCCAATCCAGGTGTTTGATAAATCAACATTTCTCGCAATTCTACTTCGGCTTGCTCAAGTTGCATCTGCATCATAACATTATTCAACGCTTGAGAATTAACCTTAGACGGGTCATCGCTGTCTTCACTTTCCTTTTTTGCTTGAGCAGCGGCTTCTTGTACTACTCCTTTGGCATCTAGAAACTTTCCAATATTTCCGGACACCTCCATTGTAATTTCTGATACATCTGCCGCTGCTGCTTGACATTCTTTATAGAACTCCACACCTGATCTTATTGCTTTTAATGCCCCTTGCGCCATCGCAAAGGCGGTGATTGGATCCACGACATTCCTTTTTCTTTTTAGCTTTTTAGTTCCTCCGCAGCTTCTTCTTCTGCTTCGGCCCGATTATTAATTTCTGCTTGAAATGCAGATCTTTGCATTTCTGCACCTGCCATTGCTGCTTCTCTACCTGTACCTGCAAGCATAATACCGCTTAATGTTCCGCATAAAAATGTTGCCACGGGAATAATAAGTTCAAAAAATTTACTATCAATGGGACTTATTGCATCTAGCGGCTGAGTAACAAAAATAATACTATATAACACTACAAAAATAATGCCAATTAACGTAAATGCTAAACAAGCACCAATAAACACTTTAAGTCTAACCATTAACTCCGATTCAGTATATCTCTCACCGGGCTTAGATACTTTTGATTTTTCGCTATTTTTCATCTTTTCAAATCCTTATTAAAAATTAGTTCAGGGCAATCTCGATTCACTTCACATATTGGTTTTTTGCATTGTGGGGTATTCCAATTCCCCGGATCTTGGCATGGGTATCTAAATGCTTGATTGCATCCTGCCAGTAGTAAAATTATAAAAATACAATATTTTATATACATCATGTTATCCTCGTCTTGTCCATGAACTTATGCCAACGTATGCGCCCACTACGCCACCTAATGCAATCCAGTACAATTCCAATGCAGAACTGATTCGTTCAATCCTTGATTCTGGGACAACAAACATAATAGAAAATGCTGTGACAATGAGTGAAATTAACGCTACCCATGCCATTCTTCTTCTATTTTTTGCTCGTTGTTCGTAGATAGTATATTCCTTTTTATCTAAAATTCCATCATGGTTTATATCAATAGATTCTAGATTTTCTTCAGTAGCCATTTACACCTCTCATGTTATGCCGTAAATCTATACGTTAGTATTTCTACGAGTTTGCGTATGAAGGTAATGCTATTATAGGTGTGGGGGGTAGTGCTCGAATCAGATGCGGTTTAATTTAAACCGAAGACAATGTCATTACGAAGTGCCACTTTGCACGGGCCTTCATATTTTTAATCCATTTTATTTGGACATTTTATTTGTAAATAATGGTTAAT